TTTCAAATTTTTTAATACCATCGTAATATAAATCTACAGAGCCAGATTCATCAAATATTCCCATTGGTTCTGAATCACTAAATTGTATTCTTACTTTATCCTGTGATTGAATAATAACATCTCCAACACCAGTATGGTCTAAATAAAAATCACTACCATCATTGTAAACCGCAGTATCATCTCCAGTCCCAAATCGGATTTTTGCATCATCAATTAAATCTATTCCACTAGAAGTATTATTTACCTCTATTTTAGTTCCTCCAGTTGTGTTTCCTATTGCTAAAACTTCACTTAATGTATCGGTTAAAGCCGCTTTTGTATCTACATAATCTTTCACGGCTGCCGAAGTTGGAACTGATGTATCATTGTCATTACTTGCAATTCCTTGAGCTTCAGTTACAAACTTACCAATAGTAGCACCTGCTGTTGTGCTTGTTAAACTACCAAACTCTAGCTCTGCACCAACAGTTACGTTTTCCGAAAAGGTCGCATTTTTATCATGCGTTAATATAAGTGTTGTTCCATCTTCTCCTACAAAATTTAAATCACCCCCATCTGTTCCACTTGGATCAATACTATATGAAAATGTTGTACTCGCTCCACTAAGTGCTCCATTCATTTCCATAGTGGTTTTAGTCATACCACCTTCAATTATCAATTTATGTGTTTGGGTTCTGCCATTACCAATGTTTAAAACAGCACCATTACTACCACCATTGTCAAGATATACGTCTCCTGCAAAAAAACTATTTTGGAGCGTGTCTATGGTAAGGGCATTTGTTGAGTTAGTTCCAAATTGTAACTCTCCTGCTTTACTTGTTACTATTAGATTGCTACTACTTAAAGTTATTATTGCTTTTTGTGTTGCTCCGCTATCTATCCATACTATCTCGCCTAATGCTGATGCTCCTGCACTATCACTATCTGAAAGTGTAATTGCTGGAATAGCATCATGTACTTTTAAATCCTTAGTGAATAAAAATTGAGTAGCTTGTTCTGTAACTCCTGCTGTTGTTATAACACCAGTAACATCTAAATCATTAGTAACTGTTAAATCATTTCCTATGGTTACGTCATTAGGCATACCTATTTGTAGCTGTTGGCTACCTGCTGTAGTTTCTATTTCGTTTGAAGTTCCTACAACAGCAAAAGTTTGACTATCTAAATCAACGCTTCCAGTTCCTGAAGTTCCGCTAAAATCAAGATCAGAACCCGTTAATTCTTGTTGAACAAATGCGGTGGTAGCCACTTTTGTAGAGCTATCAGCAGCAGCCTGAGTAACTGCTCTAACATCTGAAGCTATTTGAGTAGCTCCTCCACCTGTAGCAATAAGATTTCCTGTTACGTTTCCTTCTAAATTTCCAACTAGTGTAGAAACAACATAAGAAGCATCACTTGTGTTTACTGTTGTAGTTGGTTCTGTTCCAAGTCCTGAGAATATATGAAACTTATTATCTCCTGCTTTTCTAAATAAACCTGAATATTTTGTTGAGCCATCTACATATTTGCCATAAAAACCAATATCTACAGAATTTGCAGCATTATCTTTTGCTAAAATAATAAGAGGGTCTTCAACGCTTAAAGTTTGAGTAGAAATAGTAGTTGTACTTCCATTTACTGTTAAGTCTCCAGTAATGGTTAAAGAACCACCTATTAAAGCAGAGCCGTTAACATGAAAATCTGTAGAAGGAGTAACACCAACGCCTAACTGAGTAGTAGATACCCAAAGAGGAGTAAGATTTCCAATACCATCTGTGAGGTTTTTTGCTGTTGAATCAACAACTCCATTATCAATAGTCTTAATGATGCCATCATAAGTATCTTTAATTAATTGTCCTGTAAAACTTGCCAATTTGTTTTATTTTTTAATGATTCAACTTTTCCTTTTAAATACTTTTTAAGCAAGACCTCATTTTTCTCTTGCTCATTGTTTTTTAATTTAACTGCCATCCACCAAAATTAGCTGTATCATCTGGGTATATGTCAGGAAAACTATTAGCATAATATTCAGTAAAATGTGCTGAAGCATTATCTTGTAAATAATCAATTAGCCTATTGCTAAAATATTGAGCTGTTGTTCTTTCTTTTTCAATTAAAAAATCTACTTCGTTTTTGTCTGCATTAACTGCATTTTCTGAAGTATGTTTATATATACCATTATTAGAAATACTATATGCACTAAATGGAAGAAATTCCACCATAGCCCAGTGGCACAATGCGGGTTTTATATAATCAGTAACTAATGTCAGATAATGCCCTGCTAAAGTGTCTCCTGCAATCTTCGTTTCTAATTGCTCATATAATTCAGTTCCTAAAAATCTTTGGATTTGTATTTCTTGAGCAATAAAAATATATTGAATGAACTTATCGGTATCAATATTTCCGTTTGCTGAAGTGAATCTCACTAAATCGTCTCTATTTATAAATAATACTTGTGCCATAATTTAATATTTAAATCCCATTTTATCCCAATATGCTTTGGTGTAACCTCTATATTCCATGTTCTTTGGTGCAACTGGAACTAATCTATCATTAACTGGTGCTTTAAACCCCTTAGATTTAGCTTCCCCTGACGTTACTAGTTTTTTATCTCCCCCTTGACTTATCATGTAGGTTTTTCTAAACCATTTATGTTGGCATCTAGCTCCTCCCTTATAAAGCCAAATGGAATATGTAGCTGCTCCTTCTATTCCAAAGCCTGGGTTTACTTCTTGTTTGCCCATTCTAATAATGTCTTCTTTACGATATATTTTTTTTGCTCTTACCATGGCTTTACAGAACTTTCTACCATCTTCATCAAATTTTAAGGGAGCATATTGATACCTAACTAAAAACTTTTCTTTTCCAGTTTGTTTTGTTTGACCGTCTTGTTCAGAATCTCTTTTTGGATATGCTTTTCCTGTACGAACTAAATTTATAATTTTACTTAAAGTAGATGGTTCGTCTGAATTTAATTCAAAGATTTTTTCATCTAATAACTCATCATTTTCATAATCTACCTCAGAACAATCAATTAATTCATATTCATTTAGTAAATCATCTTCATTTTCCCCTAAATCTATAAATTCTTTAGCAAAATTATCTGTTTCTTCATCCATTGCTAAATCAACTTCAACTTTTTGCTCGTCAATATCTTCTTGCTTAATTCCTGTTTCTTCTTCTTTCTGATCGTCTGTTAAATCAGAATCTTCATCCATGAAGTCTAATGGTTTAAGGGTTTTGAAGTATAGATTAAGTGCAATATCATTAACAGACAGTATGTCATCAATAGCATCAATCACAATATCCTGAGCAGGTTTAATAACAATATTTAAAAATAAATCTGTAGCTGTTTGAATTTCATCAGCATTATTTCCTAGTCCTCCTCCAGATTCTCTAATTCCTAATAAAAGGGGAGACGTAATTCTATGCCCTACCATTAATTTTTTAACACATTCCTCTGACAGATAAGCATAATGTTCAGGAGCATCATTAAGCGATATATCTTCAACAGTTGTAGAAGATTCTTGGTTAGCATTAAAAGCAACAATTACTTTATCGCCAAGTGAACCTGTAAGTTTACCTAAAATATCTGTTTTAATTTGTATTTGTTTTTCTTTGTCAGGAATACCATTGTTAAAGTTTACCACCTTAGTTCCTGAGAATCCATTTTGCGTTTCATTAATTAAATACCCTGAAATTTCTTCTTCAAGTAAAGCGTATGGCATAGATGCCGAGTAACTTGGCAAACTATAATAGTGAAATCCAACTACATATTTCTTAACAATAAATATTTCATTTAATTCATTAGAAGTGCCAAAAACAGGGATTCTTTTAAGTTTATCTCTTTTTCTATACTCTTTCCAGTCAGGATGGTAGTAATATGCCTCTATTTCGCCTTTATCGTTGCATTTCTCGGCTCTTAGGGTTTGTCTGGGGAAGTATGTTATCTTTTCTATTTTCCTCGCTGTATTGTACGTTAATTGAAAAGCTCCTTCTCCAAGAATGATAAAATCTTGAACCACTCTAAACAAATCTTTGTTTTTTATAAGTGATTTCATTTGTGCATACTGGTCTGGCTTCTCACTAGAATCAGTAGCATCTAATCCATGCCCATATACAAAACCTGTTACCCCGTTTAATATAGCATGATTAGTTGTTGAACCAATATATCTATCAATTATATACTGATAGTAGTTATTGTCTTCTCCAATAGATACGAAGTCTTGATTTCTTTCTTCATATACTTTTGGAGCTTCATAGGTGTTTAGTTCTAAAACATGAATGTTACTTTTATGCTTCATAGAATACAAAATCATTAGTTGAAGTGGTTGTAGTGTATTGCCCTGAATTAACACTATAATCACTAATTGTTTGGTTAGTACAGAAAATCCTTCCTCTAAATACTTCTTGAGCAGGGCTGGAAATTATCATAGTATAAAAATTATCTTGCTCTAAGTTAGGAAACGCATCAGTAAATTCATAATAGTATTTATTTAGTGTAAATTCATCTGTATAATTTTGAGTATATACATTAGAATTTTCTGAATCACTCGTTATATTTACTGCATAAGTAGTCGTAGAAGTATATTCTCTTGGAATTACTCTTATTGTCTGATTGCCTACTGATTCTTCTAATATTGTCATAACTCTTATAAAATAAAAGGGGGTAACTCGTAAAAGCACCCCCTCCTAACCTAAACAAAACTTAATGAAAAGAAACCTATCGTTTTTTAGCTATTAGTACCTACTACTATTGTCTCAGTTGCTGCTGTTAGTCCTGCAAATGGATTAGCAACA